ATGAATCATCAAACTCCACATCCTCAGAATAGTCTGCTATTAATTGAGCAATTTGTTCCTCAGCTCTTTGTTTTGGTAAACCTTTAATAGGAATTGTAAACTTTTGATAAACCATCGCATTAACTACGTTAAACATAATTCTTGTTTGTTCCATAATCTTTAACTGATTATATGGTTTAATAAGACCTTCAACATAAGAAGTTTCGGAATAATCATGTTGAGTAGAATATGATATAAATACTATTTGTGAATCTAAGAAAATTCTTCTTAAAGCAGGATCTTCTGGATATTGTATCCAAATATTTCCTATACTTGGTTCATAAGCTGGAACAAGAGTTTCAGGTCTCATTCTATTAAAACTAATAATATTCTTTTTAGTATCATCCCATATAATTTCAACTGCGGCATAACCATCAATTAAAAAATCTTTAGTCATATTCCATGCAGTGATACCATCAGAAAATCCAAAACGATTATATATTTTTTCAAAAAATTCTTGATATTTATCTTGTATATCTTGTGAATAAGTATTATTCAAAGGACTTGGAGAACAAAAATCTTTATCTTCATCATATACAATAATTTCATCTGCTAATACAGATACAAATTCACGTATTTCATCCTTAATAGAATATTCTCTTAATATTCTTCTTTTATCCGAATAAGCTTTATCTAAATAAGGAATTGATTTTTTGTTTAAAACTTGAGCGACTGCTCTTTGGGAAAAGAAAGCATACATAGAATCCGCTCTTTGAGCAAGAGGGTCTTCATTCATACCGACACCGATAGAATTTCTAAGTATCATATCTTCATATTTTAGACCTAATCCTGAAAGAGATCTAAGAAGACGATTAAATATACCTTTGTTTTCAACAGCGGAAGGTATAATATTTGGGTTTGTATTGCTATTTATTGGATTATATGATCCTGGCATAAATATATATTTTTTTTATTGAATATATATTAAATATTATGCCTTTTCTAGTATTTCTGAAAAGTAGGGCTGTGTGAAGTTTAATAATTTATTTTTATTGCCGTCATAAGATGATATTAAAAAATCAAATAACTCTTGACTTTTTAATAAATATTTATTACTTAATTTATTTAATTCTTTTTTTCTTAATAAGTTATCTATACGGTCACAAATTTTAATTTCTATAATATCATTTTTTGTTTTAGTATCTATATCTTTAAATCTTTCTTTTAAAATATCTAATGATTTATTTTTTGATAACTTTACATCATTATCATAATATGTTAAAAACTCAACTAATTTAATTGAATATGAACTAACCATATTTTTTAATACATCAATAGATCCACCTCTTTCTAAGAAATCATGATATAAAGCTGCATTATGAACGTCTTGAGATACTGTTAATAACTTAATTAAATTAGCAACTCTTTTTGAGTGTTTAACTTTTTGTAAAGGCATACTCTTTTTAAGAGTTTTTATGTCTGTTTTAGTTGCTTCAAAAATAAATTCTTTGAATTTCATTGTATAAATATTTTTATTTTCCATACTTAATGTAACTTTTTTGTATTCTATTAATATGGTCTTTTAACTCTGTGAAATTTTTATCAATATCTGATGATATATCAAACATATCTTTAACTAATAATTTAGATAACTCAGCATGTCTTTTATCTCTTGTTTCTAATTTAGTTTTCCAAATTTCATATAATTTTTTTGGATCATATTTATTTATTGGATGCCCTGAATATAAAAATCTAGGAATTAAACTCATATTAATTTGATGAACTAAAACTATTTGAGCCATATTGTATTCTACAATAGCCCATTCATATCCATATTTTAATAATTCATTATAACATCCTTCATAATCAACAGCTAATCCTATATTATTATCAAAATTTTTATCTATAAAAAATTTATCAAAAATAGATACTCTTATTTCAATTGGAATAAAATTAAAATTAACTCCATATATAATAATTAAGTTATCAAACTTTTTAAAATCAATAGTAAATATAGGAGAATATTTAATCCAATTAGAATCATCTTTATAATGAAGATGATAAAAATATCCTAACTTCATGTTACCTGGACTTACATTTAAAACAGTTTTATCTGACTTTCTATATTTCTCATAAAAGAATAAAGAGTTTTGTTTAAAAACATCGGGTATATCTTTTCCATATACTAAATTAGATAATTTAACTCTTTCCAACAACTCTGACATTTAATATATATTAAAAAAATAATATTTTAATATGCTTAATTCAAAACCAAATAATAGTAATTATCATCAAGGTTTATACATTCCAAAAAACAAAGATAAAGTTTTAAAATTAAATAATCAAGGTGGATTATATTATCGTTCAGGATTAGAGAAAAAAGCTATGATATTTTTTGATTATAGTGAAAAAGTTATTAGATGGTCTGCTGAAAATTTTAAAGTAGAATATGTTAAAACTGATTGGGATAATGGTACACAAGGTTTAATTAGTTCTAAACATAGTTACTATCCAGATTTTTATTATGAAATGAAAAAACCTGATGGTAGTATTGCAAAAATTATAGCAGAAGTTAAACCACATAGTGAAACTGTAGCACCGATCTTAAAAGAAAATGCTACAGTTAAACAACTTAAAAATTTTGAATATTCCCTAAAAATGTGGAATAAAAATTTAAGTAAGTGGAAATACATGATTGAGTTTTGTGAGAAAAAAGGTTTTGAATTTATTATAATAACTGATAAATTTTTATCTAAACTATAATTATATCTTCTAACTTAAGAAGATTATTATAATTATAACTTCGTATTTTAAGATTCAAATTCTTTTTTACTAATTTAAAAAGTTTCTCAGTTATTTCAACTAATATAGGTTCTCCGACAATACGAGAATATTTACTTGGAACTTTTTTTCCTACCCGTTTTTTATAAAATTGATTTATATAATTTTTACAATCATTGATTGTTAGATGTAATGATACTCCGTCATTTTTAACTTCTTGATTAATTTCTGATAATTCCCAAAATTGTAGATATACTTTATTCATAATAAATATTTTTTATGTTATAAAGATATGAAAATTTTTTATAATAAAAAAATCCATTTAGATTTTGTCTAAATGGATTTTTTTTATTTTTGGTAATTATTATTGGAAACCACCTGAAGCAATTGCTCCTGTTTTAAGGATTGTAATGTTATTAACAATTACTCCCATTCCCTTAATAATTTCTACATAAGTATCTAATACACCGATTTGATTATCTATGATAATTTGAGTATTATTTTCTTGGTCACACTTGTTAAAGTAGTTATATAAACCATTTTTACTTACATATGTGCTACAAATAGCATCAGCTCTTTGCTTGATTTCTGCTCTTGTTTGTGTTGTGTTATATTTCCATTGGAAATCTAATAACATTGCACTTAAATCTCTTTCTAATTCAACCAACACTTCTCTACAGTGAATGTATGATAATGATGATTTGTAATCAGTTTGAGCTGTATTTTCAGTCTCAATAACATAACCTCTATTCTTTTTGTATACAATAGGGTTCATTTGAGCCATATTAAGATTAGAAATATCTTGTGGTGTAAAGTCAATTTCAGTTTTACCAAAACCACTTATTTTACCATTTGTTATACCTGCTGCTATAGTCCAAGGAGTTATAGAAGATGAATTTGCATTTATTTTCTTCATATAAGTTGTAGCTACAAACATTGCTGGTGGAACATTGAATGGTCTACCATTATCACTAACTGTTACATAAGGAGTGAAATAACCTACACAAGTTGTACCTCTACCTATACCGAAAGAGTATAAGAATGCTGGGTTTTTGTCTAAATTACCACCTGCTGCAATGTAGCTTGTTTGTAATACTCCATTTGCATCTATAAATGTTGGTGATGCTGATTGTTTAAATTGTTTCATTGAAGGCATGTTTAAGAAACCAAAGCAATCTAATCTTTCTCCACAAAGGTCAACTAATTGTTGTTTTGAGTATTCTGTTAAACCTAAACCAAATGAATCAACTAAATATCTGAAATCAATTGCATCTTTATTTGATAAAGCTATAAATAAAGGAGATCCTTTTCCTACTAAATCAAGTATTAATGATTGTCTTGCTTCTGTTCCATCAGGTATTGAAGCATTTCTCATTCTAAATCCTTTAAGAGCAATACCCTTATATGTTGATACATAATTATCAATTGAAGAGTATCTTGTTGTTTCCATAACTCCATTGTAAGTTTTAGAATCAACTTTAGAATCACAAGATAGTAATACTTGAGTATTATCAGAAGGATTAACTTTTCTTGTTAAGATTCTTGTTAATTTCTTAGGAACTTCACCTACTTCTAATTCTATTGTAGGATCTACATATGCTGATAAGAAGTCACCTACTTGAATATTAGAATATCTTGAACCATCTACAGCAATTGTGTTTGCATTAATAAAACTTTTAATTTCTACACTTTCTTTATATTCTCCATCATAAGATGTTACATCTATTAAAGATGGTAAGTCAAGTATAATAGGTTTTTCTGCTTCAAAAGTATCATCAACAAAAGTAACATTTAATAAACTATCAGTAAATTCCATTTGTAAATAATGTGTATTTGAAGCATCTGTTTTATAAACTCTATTTGTTGATGTAATAGATTCATCAGTTACATTATATGAACCAGCATCTACAATATATCCATATGTAGGACTTTTGTGTGATAAGTCAGTTATTGTAAATTCAAATGTATTAGATACTGAATCTGGTACTATTAAAGTATCACCTGTAGTTAATGTATCTAAATTAGCATTAGAAAACTTAACATAGTTTGTACCATTAACAAAGCTAAATGTTACTGATGTAGTTGAATTAACTATTAAATTATCGTAAAAATAATCCCCTGTATTTATTACACCATTATAGTAATCTTGATAAAAAGTTGATTTATATCTTACTGATCCATATCCTGTTCCAGAAATAGGTAAAGTTTCACTTGTTTTAAATCCTTGAGCACCAACTACAAATTCATCATCTTTTACATAGAACACAATTTGATTAAGACTTGTACCTGTTTCATTTGTATTAATTGAAATATATCTATCATATAAATTACTATTAACATAAGAAGCTAAACTCATATTGCTTGTTGTATTAACAACTGCATCTGTTCCAGCTGTTTTTAAGAATGCACCATGTGTAAAATTTGAACTACTAACTATTGATAATAAATAATTAAATGCTTTAATTTTTCTATAAGTAGCATAATCATTAACATTAGGCGTACCTGATGTGTTTGAGAATGTTATACCTAAAAGCCCATTAGAAAGGCTATATGTATAATCTACATTATTTACTAACTCTTTAAAATCATTTTTATCAACTGTTATATTACTATAAGTTAAGCTTGTTATATTTTTACCAAAAACATTATATGAACCTGCTCCTAATACTATATCATTTTCTTGAACACTAGGTAACAAACCTGGTGCAGCTGATGTTAAAGCATTTATTCCACCACTATTTAATACATAAGTTGTATAATATGTACCAGCTGATAAAGTTGAAGGATCTATTGTTACAGAACTATTAGTTAAACCTGTTATAACAGATCCATTTGTTACAGCATAAGAACTTGTACCTGCATTATAACCTATTGTTAAATTTGATAAGTAACCTATTCTAATTATTAATGGTGTAGCATTTATTGAGCTAGCATCACTTCCTCCTGAGAAATGTAAAAGGTTACTTGTTGATGGTTGCCCAGCATAATTATAAAAAGTAACTTTATATGAATAACTATTATATAATGAACCAGGTATAATTGAAGTTATTAACAAGAAATTTGAATTAGTAGCAGTTATATTCCAACCGCTTGCAGTAGCTACACTTTTCCAAGCTGTTTCTACACTTGAAGCGATTGTAGAATCAGTAAAAACTCCTGTGTAAGTAACACTATTATCAGATACAACAGTATTTGTAGAATCATATACTGTTAATTTAAATCCAGTTAAAAGACCTGGCAAATTACTATTAAAAGGATGAACATTAACATCAGTAAAATTATTTTGTGAATATGATAAACCTGTTGTAGTAGCAGTACCACCAATTGCAGATGAAGGTATATATAATAATGTACCATCTATACCACCTTGTGTTAAACCAGTTCCTGAAACAGAAATTGATGTATATACTGATGCAGTTGATGCAGAGTAAGTACCTGATGATTGTGTATATGTTAAAGATGCTGTAACATTAATTGTAAATGTTAAGTTATTAGATGACTGTGTATAAGTACCTATTTTATAAGTACCTGTTGTTGGTCCTGATACTATAGAGGCAGTTGTGTAAGAAGAACTTACAAATGGAGTATTAGCTAATGTTACTGCATTAACATATCCTTCTGCAAACTTGAAGTTTCTTCCATGTGTGTTAGTACCTCTATCAGTACCTGTAACATTAATACCAAATACATTTCCTGCTCTATCTAAATAAGTATTTTTAAATTCAACATTTTCAACAATTGTATCTTTATAAGATAAAAAGTCAATAGATTTTGTTGAATCAATTTGATTACCTACTAAATCAACTAAACCATTAGCAAATGCAGTTTCATATAAATCCATATTAAATGCACAGAATAATCCTGTTTTTGCAAAATCATTATTTATGATAGTTTCGATAAATAAGTTATTACCACTTAAATCAGTGAAATAAGGAATGAAAGAAAGATTAGAATAGAATGATAAAACACTTACATTTCTATCAGCGGCAAAGTTTGATAACTGACCTTTTTTAAGACCTGTTCCATCAAAATATTTGTTCCATCTAGGATCAACTGATAAAGCAGCATAGTTAGACCAATCACCTGCTACTGCTAATACATCAACCATATAATCAGAAGCCCAATCTGTAGCTTTTAAGTATGGTGGAATATTTTCCACAGAACCATAGTAATTAATTAGACTATTGTTATAAGAAGTTGTTTGTGTTTTGTATATAAATAATGTTACATAATTACCACTCATATTAGTAATATTAAATAATCTATTATGATTATTTCCATCA